GTATTTTAGCATTGTGCTTTATTCATCCGAGTAAAAGAACTGACTTTATAGAAAAACTTAAACATAAATGTAAGAATGGTGGAGCATTTTTAATTTTAGAAAAAATGATGCCTCATGGTGGTTATCTTGGTACTGCCCTAAATCGTATTACTTGGAGAAATAAATTAGAAAATGGTGAGTCTCTTGAACAAGTTGTTCATAAGGAACTTTCTCTTAGTGGTGTACAATATCCTTTGTGCGAGAAAGAATTAGAAGGATTTAAGCTGGTATGGGCGTATGGAGATTTTCGTTCTTATATTTGGACTAACGGCTTTTAATATATGGCGTATTTATATACGCTATGGAATATAGACCTTATATAGAACTGTTGATTTGGTATATAATTTATTTTTTAATTATGTACTCTATGGAAGAAGTTCTAAATGAAAAGTAGTTATTGTCGAATAAACTAATATAACCCTAACTCAAGGAGGATTTATGTTCAAGTTTCTTAAGAATATATTTGTAAAGTCTGAAGATCAAATCAATTTAGCTATATTAAAAACAAAGCTGCAAGATCTAGAAATAGATAACAAGGATTTTGAAATAGTAAATAATAATTTAAAAGATGAAAATAAGGAACTTACTAATAGAATAAAAGAACTAAACATTAAGCTTGATTCAATTAAAATTATATTGGATTCTATTAACAAATAATTATGGGCGGTAGCAATTTACCGTGGTGGGATAAGTTGCGTGATCTTGTTGATCAAACCGCCCACCAAGATAGGAGATAAAATGGAAACAGGGAATTTAGTTTTTACAAGAAATTTTGGAGAATCTTTTACTATTTTCACTCCATCTGGAAACATAGTAATAACACTTCTTGCAGATAAGATAAGCATAAATAAAGCAAAAGTAAAAATAACTGCTCCAAAAGATTTTAAAATTATGAGAAATGAAATTATCAATACAACGAGGGATAAAAAATGAACAGACGACATTTTTTACAACACACAACAGAATTTGCTTCTCTTGCATTAGTATCTAATCTATATGCACAGCAAGAAACCATAAAGAAAAAGGGAAAAAGACTCATTGTACTTTGGATGAGTGGTGGCCCAAGTCATATGGATTTATGGGATTTGAAGACAGGAGAATCAACTGGTGGAGACTTTAAACAGATCAAAACTTCTGCAAACGGAGTGCAGATTAGCGAGGTATTGCCAACAGTTGCTGAACAGTTCAAACACTTGGTGGCTATTAGATCTTTGGTTACTAATGAAGGCAGTCATGAGCGTGGCACATTCTTAATGAATACGGCCAAGCAACCAAACCCAGTAGTGCAATATCCAGCTATGGGCGCAGTTGTTTCATCTCTCATTGGTTCTAAAGAGTTAGCTTTACCTAATTTTATTGGAATTGGTGGAACTGCACAACGCATTGGGCCAGGATTCCTTGGCGCAATGTATACTCCTTTTGTTGTACAAAATCCTGGTGTTCCTCCAGAAAATATAAAGCCACCATCAGAAATCGGTAATGAAGAAGAGCGTCTTAGAAGAAGGCAGAGATTATTCTACGGAATAGAAGATGAGTTTGCTGCAAAGATAATGCCTCATGTAAAAGGCGCAAAAGACAGAGAAAGTTTAGGGAATGTCGCACAATCACATGCTTCTATATATGGTAAAGCATTTGATTTAACTATTTCGCCACTTAGAACTGTATTTGAAATAAAGAACGAAAGCCAAGCGACTATAGATGCCTATGGTGGTAGGATGAATCAGTTTGGCATGGGATGCCTTCTTGCAAGAAAATTAATTGAGAAGGGAGTTAGTTGTGTTCAGGTGGATCTTGGCGGATGGGATAATCATAATAATATCTTTTCTACTATTAGGAATGGTAATGGCCCTCGGCTTGATAAAGGTTTTGGAAACCTTGTAAAAGAACTAAATGATATCGGTCTTTGGAAGGATACTGTAGTTTTATGGATGGGCGAATTTGGAAGAACGCCAAAGATTAATCAAAATGGTGGGCGAGATCATTGGGCAAGATGTTGGTCTATAGTAGTAGGCGGAGGTTCCATTAAGGGTGGACAAGCTTATGGTTCTACTAGCAAAGATGGTTTAGACATTAAGGATAAGCCATGCTCAATAGGCGATGTATATGCTACTGTTTATAAAGCTTTAGATATGGATCTATCTGCTCAAATTAGAGACAACATTGGACGACCCATGGCTATTGCAGAAGGAAAACCTCTAGATATCTTTTAAAGGAATAATCATGCTTAAAAAAAATGCAAGGATGACAAAGTGTTTAGGGTGGTGCGATAAAGAATTTTTATCACAAAATCCAATTTATTATAGAATTTGCCCTAAGTGTAAAGATAGGTATAATAAAGCAGCAGAAATTAAATCAGTTGCTAAATATAAAAAAGAAAAAGATTAACTATCTTATCAAATGTTAAAATGTGTAATATTTTTATTTTTAAAATAGTCATAGCTGATATTGATAAAAAAAATAAATCTGTTAATTTTTTGTCTTGGTTGTCGAATAAAAGAGTAGATGGTTAGTGTGTTGCTAATCGTTGTTTTTTCTTTAGGAGGAAGTATCATGTTGAGTTTTGTTATGGCTATTGCCATTGCTACGAGTTCTGAGACTTTGGATGGTATCAGACTTCGTGGTGGTTCTTCTTGCTCTAATGGAAGTTGCGGTGTTGCTGCTGCTCCAGTAGTAGAAAAGAAGGCTGAAACTTCAACAAAGCAGGAAGTAGTTCAGAACTCTTGTGGTTCTGGCGGATGCAGTTCAAGGCATCGTGCTTTTAAGCTTCGTTGTCGTTAATAAATGCAAGAAGGGGGCGAAAGCCCCCTTTAAGCTTTTAAGGAGCTATAATGAACTGCAAAACATGCAATGAAGAAATTCCAGACTATATTTACTTAGAAGAAAGTACCATGGAATGGCAATGTTTTGATTGTTCTTTAAAAGAAAATATGAAATGTGAAATATGCAATGAAATTTTAAATATAAATAAGATAGATAAGGCGAATAGTATATTAGGTGACAGTTGGATAGAAATGTGTGACAGTTGTGCGGAGGAATTTAATGAAGGTAGGGAGACTTACAATATTAGAAGAAGTAGAATCTAAAAAAATGCCATCTGGACAGATTTGCAAGATGGTTAAAGTTTTATGTGATTGCGGAAAAGAAAAAATTATTTATTTAAACAACATAATGAATGGAAGAACTGTAAGTTGTGGGTGTTACAAAAAAGACTCTGTTATTAAACAAAACAAAGCTAATAAAGAAACAACAATATGGGTAGAATATAAAGACGAAATAATAACATTCGTTGAATTTTGTAAAAAAAATAATCTTGATTACTTCTTTGCTAAGAATAGATATATTATGGGGTGGGATTTGGAAAGCATCATACAAATACCAAAACTGAAATAGCCATGTCATATTTTTTTAATGTTTGGATAGAATACATCGGTTGTGATAATGTAAAGAAAAGAAAGTTTTTAAAAAAAATTAATGATTATAATGATTGTTTACCATTATTATTAGAAAGTGAATATATAAAAGAATACCTTTTTATGCCAAAATGCATTGTTATATTAGAGGACACATTTGGAAATGACATGAGACTAAAACCATTGTTTGAAAATGATAAGTTTTTTCTTTTGTGTGAATAATGAAAAATGTTTTTTTTAAATTAAATAATGAAAAGTTTTATGTTATAGCTGGAGATACAGCTAAACGAGAAAAGGAAAAATTAAAATGTTCTTGGAAAACATTGCTTAGTGTTTTATGTAAAGAAAATTTTCCAAATATAAAAAAGGTGACAGAAAAAACAGAAAATAATCATATAGTTACAATACCATTTTTTGAGGAGTTAATTTTTTTTGTAATGACAATTATGTATAAAGATAAAAAAATTTTTGTCGTAACAGCAAATGAAAAGGTTAAAAAGTTTAAATTAAAAAAATTTGGTAAGTGGATAGCTGAATTAGAATGTGGACATACTTTTTTAATGGATTCTGGAGTGGATGATTACAGATTTATAAAAAGAATATTTTGTCCTACATGTATGGAGAATACCGATGGTTCAGTTTTTAAATGAATTAAAAACATTTATAGAAAACAAAAGCGATGAATGCAAACTAAAACCAGAATTAAAAATTACTGAATCAAAAATTTTGTTTATTACATCAAATAACTATTTAATATCAAAATATTTTTTAGATGTATGTGAAAAGTTTTTGAATAATAAAAATTTAATAATTACTGAAAATAAAAAAACTTGTTTGAATTTGGAAAAATCATTAGAAGATATTGTTTCTATTATAAAAGAATCATGCCACTATGGATTTGATCATGCAATATTATTGAATAATTATGATGTTTTTTTTGATGATGAAACATGTATTAGTGTTGCAAAAGAATTAATTGATTATTCTAAGAATTCAAATGATAACTTAAAAATGATTATAATTTTGACAAATAGATCAAAAACCATAGAACCGTTTTTAATGCACAGTCCAAATCATTTAAAAGTAAATCAAGCATGGTGTCTCGGTGAATATATTTGTAGGAAAATCGAAGAAAAGAGTATGGAGCAAATACTTTCTGAAACGATTAATGCAGTTAATGATACTCTTGATTGTAAATATTATTAAAGGCATTTCTATTGGTGTGTTTATTTATTTTTTTATTAAATTTTTAAGGAGAGGAATATGAAGTCTTTAAGATCTGATCTACACAGCGAAATTAATACAACCAGCGGTTCTTTGGTTTTAATACCTCTAGAAAAATTTCAAGAACTAATAGGTTTTTCAGACGATGAAGATTTTGAAATTATATCTGAAATAATTGATAACGGTGGAGATATCATAAACATAAATCCATATGTAAATTTAGAAGTAAGAAAAAGATTTACTTTAAATACAGACGGAACAAATGATACAGTTATTCAAATAGCGCCAAAAAATGAATCTAAAGACTTTGTAAGACTTTTAAACAAGGATGAAGAAACATTAGAAGAATTTTCTTTGCGTAAGAAAAAAGAATTAAAAATGAATACGGAAGAAATGATTAAGTCATTTACAGATATTAGAAACGAATACTTAGAAAAGATGGATATAAATGATTAATAAAGAAAAAATAATGCATAGAATAAAAAAGGGAAATGAATTAGCAGAATATGTAGCTAAGTATCTGAATCATAGATATGGATATAATTTTAAAAAAGTAGGATTACAAGAAGATAAAGAATCAATGATTGATTACAGGTGTGATAAACATAATAAAACTGCTCAATTTAAATGCCGTGATAACCAGTCTGACATAATTTATGAATGTTGGAAATTTATACCGAGAGAAAATAATCAATTTGAAAATGTTCCTGGTAGAGATGTAAGGACAAAAGCGGATTTTTATATTTGTTTAAATTCATCTAAGACAAAGATAATTGTTGCAGAAACAAGCAAGATTAAAGAAATAGCAAAAAACTCTATTAATGAAAAAACAATAGAAAGCATTGCTAATATATACAAAGAAGCTAAATTAAAACCAACAAAAAGTAAATTTTTAAAATCAAATTCAAATTTGTCTGAAGTTTGTTTTAAAATAGACGAGGGAAAAGATACAAATGAATATGGAAAAATATTAATTTTTATACCATTTGATTCAATAAAAGAAGCAAAAGTAATCGACTTAAAACCAAAAGAAAACATATTAGATGAACGGAGTTGGAACTAATGCCATACTTTTCAATAGTAACACCTACGAATAACGGACAATATCTGCCGAGACTTTCTAGGTCTTTAGCAAATCAAACTTTTAAAGATTTTGAATGGGTAGTTTTACCAAATGGCAATGCTACTATTGATTTGGATTCTTTAAGTTTAGAACCAAGAATTATAAATTCATCCAAGCCAGATTCAAAATTAATAGGTTTATTTAAAAAAGAAGCGTCAATGGCTGGAAAAGGTCATGTGATTGTCGAAGTCGATCACGATGATGAATTAACTCCAGATTGTTTAGAAGAGTTGCATAAGTGTTTTAAGGAATCTGAATCTATAGATTTTGTTTATTCAAATTGTGCAGAAATAGACTTTAATGGAAAACCATTTGTTTATTCTGATGTATATGGATGGAGAAATAGACCATTTGAATATAATGGAAAAAAACTTTTAGAATTGATTTCCTTTGAACCTTCAGCAGCTTGCTTTTCAAAAATATGGTTTGCACCAAATCATGTTAGAGCTTGGAAGAAATCTTTTTATGAGAAAATCGGTGGGCATAATGAAAAAATGGATGTCTTAGATGATCATGACATTCTTTGCAGAACATATATACATGGAAATGTAAAACACTTGGATAAATGTCTTTATATATATTATAGGCATAAAGGAAATACATGTTATGGAGAGAAAAACGCTTTTATTCAAGAGGAAACACTAAATATACACGATAGATATATTTATCAACTGGTTGAAAAGTGGTGCGATTTAAACAATCTTTTAAAAGTAGATCTTTGTGGTGGTTTTAATCCCCCTAAAGGATATGTATCTGTTGACTTGGCAAATGCCAGTATATGTGCTGATCTTAATAAGGAGTGGCCTTTCCAAGCTGGACAGGTTGGACTTTTCAGAGCGCACGATGCATTAGAGCATTTAAAAAACCCAATCCATGTTATGAAAGAAGCTTATCGTTGTCTATCTCCTTTGGGATGGTTTTTAACACAAACTCCATCAACTGACGGAAGAGGAGCTTTTCAAGATCCAACTCATATAAGTTTTTGGAATAGTAATAGTTTTTGGTATTATAC